CATTGCGCAGTTGTATTTTGCTGAGATATCCGTAGCCTTCTACCAGTTGTGCGTCTTTGCCTTTGACAACTTCTTCAAACTCGGCCTGCTTGCGTTTCCAAATATCAGCCAAAGAACTTACCATTTGTGGCGCCACATTCATGCCACGGATCAACATAATTGGCTTGTAGTCTGCACTCATTTTGGCGCCGCCCAAGATAAACTCATCAAATAGGCCGTCCAGTTCTCCGGCACACTCGCTTACTTTTTCACGCAGGCGATCCTGAATGGTCAGTCGTGCTGCCACAGGTTCTGCGGACTCTGTTGTGACTTCTTGTTGTTTGACTGCAACCAGTTGTGCCAGCATGTTGTCTAGCTTGATTTGTTCGTGATCTGACAAGTCCAGGCCCACCATGCTCATCCTGCACAGCCATCCTGCAGTTAGTCGAATGTCTGAATCAGGCACGCCTTTGAGAGCGCGAACATCGGCTTTGCGTCCATGCAGTTCCAGATAGTTAACAATCATGTCACGAGCATCTTTTTTGCCGTAAAAGTAATTGTACCAGGAAAAAGCAGCAGTCAGTTGACTGGTCCTATTGCTGATGGGCTGTTCGCGCCAAGCAGGCTCTTGCCCCATGACATTGGTGTCTGCACTACGTGGATTTAGCGGTTTTACGGGTTTGTTTGCTACAGCAGATTTCACGGTGGCTCCTTTAATCATATTAGTAATTATAGCAGATTAGGAATTATTGGTCAACCTGCCCATAAATACTCGACTATGCCACGCCTGTCACTTTACCGCCCTAACCGCACAAGAGATTATCAATTCATGGATCGTACCATCAGTGAAATGTACACTGTGGGTGGCCTGGATCTTTTTGTACACAAATATCTTGGACCACAAACAGGTGGTGAAGATTCTGCCGTCAGCGGCAACTACGATGCCACACAACCTATATATGATGAACTTAGCCCACTAAACATTCAAGACTTGCTGTTGCTGGAAAACCGTGACCGAATCTATGATCAAGATGTGTATGTCATGCGGGGTGTTTACCAAACACAAGACGTGGATTTTGACCTGTCACAGTTTGGCCTGTTTCTCAACAATGATACCTTGTTTATTACATTTCACTACAATGACATGATTGACACTTTTGGTCGCAAGCTCATGAACGGCGATGTGCTGGAAGTGCCCAATCTCAAGGACTACAATCCCTTGAACACTGCAATTCCTGTGCCTTTGCCCAAGTACTACATGATTCAAGACGCTGCTTTTGCAAGCGAGGGCTTTGCCCAAACTTGGCAACCGCACACCTGGCGAGTCAAAGCCACGCCAATGACCAATGCACAAGAAGTCAAAGACATATTGAAAGCACCTGTTGTGAGTGAAAACATCTGGGATGATGGCAACTTCTACCCCTTGAACAGCATTGTGAACCAGGGTGATGTGTACTATCGAGCCGTTCAAAACGTGCCTGCTGGTACTGCCATAACTAATTCTACATTTTGGACTTCGTACACTCCGCCAACCGAAAGCGATGTGTTTACTACCAGGCCCAAAGATCAAGAGATCAACGATGCTATCCTTACACAAGCCGATATTGAAGTTCCGTTGTCAGGCTACGACACTCAGAAGTTCTATATAGAGCCCACTATCAACGGTGCTCCTGCCAACCCCACAAGTTTAACTGGTGATGATTCAGACGTGACTGTGGACGGCACACAAGGCGGCATGTCCGTGACTCCCAACAGCCCTGGTTACACTAGAGGTTACCTGACTGGTGATGCTGTTCCCAATGGACTTCCGGTCACCACAGGTATTGCTTTTCCATTGAATCCAGTCAGTGGGGATTATGTACTTCGTCTAGACTACAAACCCAATCGTTTGTTCCGTTATGATGGTCGAGTGTGGGTCAAAATTGAAGATGGTGTACGAACTGATCTCAACAATGGGCCAAATAACAAGACCCAACGCAGCGGCTTTGTAAATAACACTGACACAGTGACAACCACAGACCGCGGCACAATTCCAAGTCGTCAGAGTCTGTCAGAAATACTTAAACCTCGAGCTGACAACGGCGGCTAAGGAGAAACAAAATTCAACAATTTTTTTATGACAATCAGATAAGACGGTTTTTGTTGCAGTTTACTAGAATCTGCAGCAACTTCCAGGTAGAGTATGGGCGAGAAGAAAACAGCGAAAACGCTGCATTGCTTCGTGTGCCTGTTCGCTACGGTGATGCCAGTCGTAACGCACAAGTCATCATTCAGGAAAACAGTCGTAACTCCATGCCGGCCAGTCCACTAATGACATTTTATGTTTCTGGCCTGGACTACGACCGTCCTAGAATGCAGGATCCAACGTTTGTGAGCAAGATTGGTGTGCGTCAACGCACCTATGATGAGTCTACAGAAACGTATGAAACCACACAAGGCAATGCTTTTACCATTGAAAGGCTGATGCCTGTGCCCTACAAACTGGGCATTACTCTAGATATCTGGACTTCCAACACCAATCAAAAGTTTCAGATTCTGGAACAAATGTTGACCTTGTTCAACCCCAGTTTAGAAATTCAAAGCACAGACAACTACATTGACTGGACCAGTCTCAGCATAGTAGAACTAGAATCATCTGTGTGGACTTCCAGGACTATCCCAATGGGTGCTCAGGACACCATTGACATCGCCACTCTCAAGTTCAACTTGCCTATCTGGATCAGTTCCCCTGCCAAGGTCAAGAAACTAGGTGTGGTAGAGCGTGTGATTGCTTCCATGTATGATGCTCAGGGCGACCTAAATGAAGCTGTAACCAACAATGATCTGTTGCTGGGTACTAGACAACGTATCACTCCTTTCAACTACGGACTTGTGGTCGTGGGCAACAAGATTCAATGTCTGCAGCCCGCGCTTGCATCAGTCGAAGCCAATGACTCACTTGACCCTAATGCTGTGGTTTCTGACAGCAACCTGTTGTGGCCTGCTGTGATTGACATGTATGGCACACTAAGACCTGGTGTGAGTCAACTACGGCTTGAGCAAGAAAACGGCACCGAAGTGATTGGAACCATTGCACTAGATCCCAGTGACGATCGTTTTGTAATTTTTAATCCTGACGTGGACACCTTGCCACAAAACACTCTAGCACCTGTAGACGCTGTGATCGATCCACTAGTGAGTGGACCACAAGAAGGCTTGGATTCTGCTGTGGAAGGACAACGATACCTCCTGGTAGAAGACACTGGCGATCAAAACAACGAGTTTAATCCGGTGGCCTGGTTGGGAGCCAATGGACGTCCATTGGTAGCTGATGCCAATGATATTATTGAGTACGCCAACAGCTACTGGCAGGTGGTGTTTAGGGCTGCTGGTGCCAATTCAGGTCAGTATGTGACCAATATCACCACGGGTGTTCAATACGAGTGGACCGGATCAGGATGGGTCAAAAGTTATCAAGGGGTCTATCCCGGAGGCACATGGAGTCTAGTGCTTTAAAAGCTGTGGGTGTTTGGTTTCGAAGTCTGGACACTGGTCGCTATCTTTATCTGTTACGCAATGACTCCAAGCATCCTGGTGCTTGGGGACTGCCTGGTGGCAAGCTAGAAACTGGCGAGACCTTGCTGGGCGGTATGGAACGTGAATGTATAGAAGAACTGGGTAGCTTTCCCACTTACTTGCGATTGATTCCTCTAGAAAAATTTACAGCGCCTGACGGAGCATTTGAATATCATACCTGGGTATGTGTACTAAGCACAGAGTTTACGCCCAGACTCAATCACGAACATCTGGGCTATGCCTGGATTGATGCTGGAACATGGCCACGGCCCATGCATCCGGGTCTATGGAACACCATCAACATTGATGCTGTGCAACAAAAAATCCTGCGTGTGGAACAGGATCTTTTGTAATTTTAGGCCTGGCTTTCTCTAAAGCTCAACTGCACGTCACCAGTTGGTGTTGTTTGTGTGGTCAATGCTGTGATTTGCACAGCCAACACTTCAGGACCGTTGGGATATGTTCCTGCTCCAGGAATGGCACTGGTACCAATCTGTTTGACCGAGCTTAGATCCAATACGCCACCGGTGCTGGCATCAATTGGGATGGCAAACAGTCTTTCTCCGCCTGCAATTTCAGTAGTCACTGTCAACACTGCCAATGCCAAGTCATTGGTGGGTGTGCTGCCACCAATCACGTTGCCCAAGATTTTTAGTGTGTCGCCCACTGCGTATCCTGTGCCTGCGTTCTGAACTGTGATAGCAGTGGTAACGTTGCTGTATGTGGTTCCTGGACCAGTTAGTTGTACAGTCAACACCGCATTGGCACCTGTGGCTGACGACACCACTACTGGAACCAAGTTTGCAAAAGTTTTGGATTTTGAAGTAGTTGTTTTGACACCAGATCTTGAAAAGCCGCCTGCGGTGTTCAGAGGAGCACCTGTGACACCGCCAGTGGTGTTGCCATCGTAGGTGGGAGCCACAGTAAACTGACTGAAACTGGGCTGGAACCCGCCGCCGGCGTTGTTCAGTCCTTGCCAACTGGTGTTGGCACTATCAATGTTGTTGGGATTCAAGATGCCTTCCACAAGATAACGTCCCCCTGTGCCCTGCACGTTGAGACTCACAAGACTCAACTGTGAGCGGTTGATCAGGTCGCGATCGCCCAAATTACCAATGATACCGTTGCTGACGCTGGGAGCCAATCTCATGGCAAACACCAGTTCTTTTTCACCAACAGTGGCTGGCAAACCAAAGTTGGTTCTGTTGTAGGTATACTGGAAAGCAGCATCTTCATCAAATCCGCCGTCCATGATTACACTACTACCCCAGTGATTGACCACTGGGGTACAAGTATTGGAGATCAAGATCACACCGGTGTTGGCCGCATGACTGGCCGCAGCTGAACTGGTAAATGAACGGTTTTGTCCCTGGATCCACTGAGTGAATGTTGCGGCCCGTGTACAACCTGTCAAGGTGTTGACAGTTTTGCCAGAGTACTTGAT